ATGGTGGAGTGTAAACATCTGTTTTATCTGTGGTAGCTAAATCAAAAAAAGAGTTTTTATATATGTTTGCCATTAATTAGTTTGCTCCGTAAACCAAGTAAACCTTTCAGTTTCTTGTTTAAGTTCATTTAAAAAAGTTGAGTTTAACTGTTCTACAATTAAAGCAACTGCTCTATTAATTTGTTTTTGGTTAGAGACATCATACTCTTCTTTAGGTTCGGGTAATCTTACTACTACTTTAGCCATTATCTTTTACCATCAGGTTGTATATCTATTCTAAGTGTACCAAAACGCCAAGACTCACTAACATCTGTATTTTCTATTTTGATATTAACAAACCTGCCTCTGGCTCTTGTATCTTTTTTATCAGTATTTGCGTTAATTGTAAAGGGACTCAAAGATGTTACTGTATCCGATTGTTGAGGATAACGTTTAACTGCTAGTGTTACTGTTGCATTTCCTTGTAAATCTTTAAAGTCAGGTACAAATCTTCTCATAGCTAAAAATACATCTCCTGAAACAGTAGGGCCTGTTGATTTACCCTGCGCATCTTTTTGTCTTGCTTGTAAATCAAAATCAAATGATTTTATAAATGAGGTAACTGTTGTTGTACTACCATCTGGATTTACTTGATCGGTTCCCACTTCATGTTCAAATAAAGTAGTTTGACCTAATCCATTTTCTCCAACAATTACTGGAAACGTTCCTGTAGTAGTACTATCAAATTTAGTTGCAATGGGTTTTGGATAAACTGTTGCATCAATCCAAGATGTTCTAGCTTCTGTACCAATATACCAAGTACCCCCTTTCATAGGTTCTCCATAATTAAAGACTACGTATTGATCATTGTATTCAGAACTTGTTGATGGATAATACCAAACAACTTCTGTAAATAAATTATTTATACCCGCATAAACTTGTTGACCTTTAGTTGTATCTGCTTGATCATAAACATAATCTTCAACAGAACAAGGCATTGATTTAACGGTACCATCAAACATAAAGAAACCATTTGAAGACATCCAAAAAGCAACACCATCAATTTCTATTGCTGCATTTTTACCAATCAATCCACAGTTAGTTCCTACTTGTTCAAACCCAAATGTAAAAGGTGCACCAATAAATTTCATAGTGTATAATGCGTTATCCGTCCAAACTAAAATAGATTCTTTTGCTTTTAAAGCACCTATAATTCTTGTACCATCTTGTAATCTTTGTGATCCAGCTGAGTTAATTGCAGTAGGAACATAATCATTAATATCTTCTTGATCTGAAAATCTTATAAACATATCATCTTGTGTTGTTGGATCTCCAATAGTTGTTTCAGTTCCAAGATGAATCAAGTGACGTGTTGTAGGTGAAATTAAAGATACCCTAGTTGCTGTGGGGTTATTAGTTGTCTCAAATCCTGATGTTGTAGTTGATGCTCTAGTTATTAATCTTGCAGCATCTCCTGCATTCCATGTAAATGTTTTACTATTTGCAATGGTTGCAACTAATACTTGACCAAAATTACTTAAACTCCAGAGGCCTGGTTCCAGACTCACGTCTGATGCTGAAGCTGCTTCTCCCCAAGCTCCACTGCTCCATGTATCAATACCCCAACCATAACCATATGATTGTACAGCGGGACCTACTTGTTCGTAAGGTTTAACACTTAAACTTCCACCTGTACCTACTGTTGCAGTAGCTGCTGTGCTTTGAGTAATTGTAAATACAGTTGCTGATGTAATAGATGTCACTTGAAACAATTTATTTTCAAAATCTGCATCTACATAACCTGTTCCTACAGGTAAGGTGACTGTATCTAATAAAACAATATCACCAACAGATAAGTCATGATTAGTTCCTGTTGTAATAGAACAAATTGCTGAAGTATTGGTTGTAGCAATTGTTGCAGATGTTAGAGTAGTTTTTAAAGGAGTAATATCATAGAGTTGACCTTCAAAATAAATAAGTAAAAATTTATCTGTTCCAATTGCAACGTATCTATTTCCATCTAAATCAACAAATGCAAATTCACGTCTTGCAACTCCAACAATAGTATCAGTAATCAATGAAGACCATCCACCTACTTTTTCAGGTAAGCCATATCTAAATCTTGTATTATCACAATCAACCCATCTATTTTCTGCTCCAGATGTAGTATCTTGTTTGTCAATTCCTGGTAAGACTTTAAAATCTATTAGAGCCATAATATATGCTCCTATATGTTATCTTTGTATGCCCAGCCTCTGGTTGCATTAACGTAGACTAAAGTAAATGCTGCTGTGTTTGTAGAAACTACTAAATCAGAAGCTGCTCCTAAAATATTAGAACTATTTCTACCAATAGTTAAATTGTTTGATGCAAGGTTATTACCACTATCTATAAAATGTACTTCATTACCTATTGCAGGTGATGCGGGTAAATTAATTGTAACCGGTGCGCCAATACCACTTCCTGAAGTGTCCACTAAAACTTGATCACCATTAACTGTTGTATATGTTGCTCCTGGTGTAATATAGCCTTTAGTTTGTAATTTTCCTGTAATGTTTGTTCCATCAGAATATAAAACTGTAGTTGATCCAACAGGTAAAGCTAATCCTGTTCCTGAAACTGTTTTAACAGTTAATGTATATAAAGAAGCTGATCTGTCTGTTGCATCTTCAACAATAAAAACTCTTTCAGCAGTGTCTGGCATAGTCACTGTTCTATTTGCTGTTAACGTTCCAGTTAATTTGTAGTATAAATTTTTACCATTTGATGTTGCATAAGTTGCTAAAGATAATGCAACGTCTGCTGAACCTACTGCAAGTGATAAATAACCACTAGAGGCTTGTTCTAAAATCTGTAAGTTTGTATTAGTAATAGTTCCCCAGGTTCCTGATTTCTCACCTGTGGTAATTAATTCTAGTTTTAAATCTGTCGACGTACTTGATGCCATTTATTCTCCTATGGATTATTTGGGTCAATTGGTACCCAAACCCCTGTTGCATTTGGATCTATTGGGTTCCAGTTTATCACATCTACGGTGTTAGTTGCAAGTACTAATTCTTCCCCTGTAACAAGAACTGTTTGACCTATTTTTATAACTACATTCCCTGTAGATAAATTAACTCTTTGTCCGTTAGGTAAAACAACTGATTTACCTATAATTTGTACATCGCCTATAGCGAAATTTAATCTTTGTCCACTTACTGTTACAAATATACTAACTCCACCTGGATCGGCAAAAGGTGAATTGGCAAAAGGGGTTGCTCCAAATAACATTATTATCCTCTACTTGTTTGAACGGGTGACCAAGTTTGAGTTGCTCCTGGTACAATACCATCCCATTGTTTAATATTAACGTCTGTTGTACCAATTTCAAAACCATTTCCAACAGGTAATACTGTTGCTTTTGCTTGAATGGTAACTGTTCCTGTAGATAGATTAACTCTATTAGTTGTAACAATAGCTGTTGCGTTTGCTTTAGTTGTTACATCACCAATTGTAATATCTACTTTATTTCCTGTAACTGCAATATTTGCTTTTGCAACAACAGACACATCTCCTGTATCTAAATTAACTCTTGATCCTGTAGGTAAAATAGTTGCACCTGCAGTTGTTGAAATTACTCCAGTTGATAAATCAACTCCTGATCCTGTAACATTGTATTTAAATTGGAAAGTAACTGTTCCAGTTGATAAATTGAATCTTGATCCAGTGACACCTGTTACTGCACTTGCTGCAATAGTTACATCTCCAGTATCTAAATTAACTCTATTACCTGTAACTCCGACTACATCGGCTACATTAACTAAACCTGTTGAAAGATCAAATCTATTACCTGTAACTGCAGTAGAAGCTCCAGCTGTAATGGTTACATTACCTGTAGCAAGTTCGGTTGCAATACCAGATACACCAATAACGTCAGCTACCTGAACATTACCTATACCAATATTAAATCTATTACCATTTGGTAATATAATAGCTTTACCAACAATACCAACAATACCTGTTGATTCGTTAATTCTACTACCTGTTACAATCGCTAATGCATTAGGATTAAATCCTGGGTCTGCAAAAGGTGCTGATGCAAATGAAGTTCCGCCAAAAAACATAAATATAAATCCTTAAAAGGAAGCAGGGGGTATGTGGTGGTGCCCTGCCTCCATC